CTAATGACTATCATAAGCTCAATAAGATTGACTACTAACAGAGTACAGCAAGCTGAACAAGCTTTTGCTCAGTTGTCAAGTCTTGAACTTTATGTCGGTGTGCCATCAGACAAAAATGAAAGGCACAAAGATACTGAACAAAGCAGGGTTTCAATATCAGGTGGAAAAGTAACGGGTGGCGTAGAAGTAGAAATAAATAATGCTACCATTGCTTATATAAACGATAATGGCAGTCCTGCTATGAATATACCACAACGTAGTTTTATGCGACCAGGCATGTCAGATTGCAAAGAAAAGATTGCAAACAGGATGAAAAATGGAGCTATAAAAGCTTTACGCGGTGATTTAAACGCTTCTTATGCTACTTTTACATATTGTGGCATGGCAGCACAAAACGCTATTAGAAAGCGTATAACTGATGGTATTCCACCACCATTAGCCGATAGAACTTTAAGAGAAAGAGTTAAGGCAAATCGTGGTAAAAAAGGTGCATTAATTGAAATTAATAGCAGAGCAGCAGGAAATGAGCCATCAGTAGAATTTTCAAAGCCGCTTATTGTAACTGGTCAATTAAGAAATTCTATCACTTATGTCATTAAAAATAAAGTTTCTGGAACTGAAACAGAGGGATAAATGCCATATTTAGACGTTGATGAAGTTCTTTGTGACCCATCAATATGTGATTTTTTCTCAGTTGTAAGAACTGCTCAAACTACAGATACAAATGGTTTAGTTTTAGAAACTAAAACGACTATAAACAATGTTGTTGGAGTTGTTACCACTGCAAATCCTAATGATTTATATCGTGAAGAGGATTTTGAAAATTTTAGTCGCTCGTTAAATATAATTACACAGTACAGACTACAAGGACAGCGACAAGGTTTTGAACCTGATATTGTAATTTGGCATGGTAATCAATTTGTTGTTGCTACTTTTGACCCATACCCACAATTTGGCAATGGTTTTTATGAAGCAATCTGCACAAGCATAGACCAAGAGGACAATGCTTTAGACCTTGTTATAAATGGCCAATTGAGTTTTAATTCAAAAACAAATAGTTCGAGGATAATATGCTTATATCGGTGACAGATGCTAATGGAGTTAGTCAAACAGTTGTTACTCAGACTCAAGAATCAATATCTGTTTTAGATGGCTCAATAACAACTGGAAATGTAAGTCAAACGATAACAGTTGGTGTGCCTTTGCGTTCAGGTTGGCTTTTCCAAAACACTTCATCTTCAACACTGTATGTTGAAGATGTTAATTCAGCAGCAGCAATAGGCAAAGGCTATCAAGTGGCGGCAGGACAAATGATTTCCACTTATTTAGGATTGCCAAACTCAGCAAATGCGATACAAGTCATAGGCGCGACTGCTGGACAAAATTTTACTTTTAGACAGTGGTAATTTAAATGACAGCTAATTCTAGCGCGACTGGTGGAGCTTTATTGCCAACTGTTGTTGCTGGCTCTTTTGGCACTGCATTTAACAAATTAATGCATGACTGGCTTTTAGGATTAACCGGATTAACCGGAAACTATATAATGCCAAGGTGGCAATTAATACCACCAAATATTCCAAATTCTGAAACAACTGATTGGATGACTTTTGGAATAACAAGGAAAAAAAGACTTGGAACTGATTATAGAGTTCACTTTTCAAATTCTTCATTCCCTTTAGGCGGCAATCAAAGCACTCGATGGGAAAAATTTTGGTTGTTGTGTTCAATGTATGGACCAAATCAAGATTTAACAGAAACAAAAATTTCACAAGGAATTTTTGAACCGCAAAATAGTGAATCGTTATTGGCAAATTATATAAGACCAATATCTACAAATGAAACAGTTATAGTCCCAGAACTTATAAAAAGTGTTTGGATAACACATTGGGATTTGGAAATAGAATTTATTAGAGCAGTTGTTTTGGATTGCAATATCAATGATTTGACATCTGCAACTGGTCAACTTAAAACAGATACTGGATTGACAGAAACAATAACTAATTGAGGCTAAAATGGCAATATCAAGCTTAGGTCTAGCAATAGCTGGATTAATCAACATAACAACAAACCTAGCACCAACAGCAGCAATCAATCAAAATTTAAACTCAATGCTGCTTGTAGGTTCAACTCAACAATTAGTTGGCTCTGTCAATGTTGACATTATTGATTCTGTTGAAAGATACAGGACATATTCCGGTTCAACAGCAGTTTCAACTGACTTTGGCACAACATCACCTGAATATTTAGCCGCATCTGTGTGGTTTAATCAATTTCCAAATAGCAATTTATTAATTGGTAAATGGGCTAAAACTGCTTGCGCTGGTGCTTTACGTGGTGGACTTTTAACAACAACACAACAAGCTATTGCAACATGGAACGCTTTAACCACAGCAGCGTTTAACGTAACAATAGATAATATACCACTTGCAATAAGCTTAACTGGCTCACCATTTTCAGCAGCTACATCAATGTCAGGTGTAGCATCTGTACTACAAACAGCAATACAAACAGCAGCAACGGCAGCAGGTTATTCAAGTTCAGCTAATATCGTTTGTATATGGAACTCTAATTACAGTCGATTTGAAATTTACTCTGGCACTACTGGAGCAAGCGCAGCAACTTATTTGACAACTACATCAGTTGCAGGTTCATCAACTGCTTTCTTAGCATCACCAGTTGCAACAGGATTTTATAATTTTACAACAAATCCAACAGCAGGCTCAGCAAGCATAACAATAAATGGTGATGCTTGGAGTTTTGTAAGCTCTTTGACTACTGGTAGACAAATTCTTGTCGGTGCTAGTGCTACCGCTACCTTAATAAATGCACTTAATGCTTTAAATGCTTATGCAGCAGCGAATCCAGCAAGCAATACAGCATTAATGAGTTACTCTATTAACGGTAACTATCTGTATTTAAAAGCAAAAGTTGCTGGAACTGCTGGTAACGCTTACACAATAACTGCTACTGGTACAGGTGCACCTACTGCTTCCGGTGCAACAATGGCTGGTGGTGTAGCTTCAACTTCAGATATTTCATCAACATTAGGTGGAATATCAACATCTGGTGGATATTTAGTTCCTGGTCAATCAGCTGAAACAGCATTGGCAGCAGCAACTTTATTTGACAATCAATATGGCCAAAAATGGTATGGATTAAATATTCTTGGTGTCGCTTATTCTGATATTACTTCTGTTGCATCGTTTATTGAAGGAACTACTAACAAGCATACTTATTGGTACACTGCTAATCCAAATAACAATGCTTTAGACTCTGGCGCGATAAGTTCTGTTGTAACAACTGATATTAACTCAACTTTGTCATCTTTAAATTTGACAAAAACTTTTGTTCAATATTCAAGTCAAAATCAATATGCTGTAATGTCAGCAGCAGCAAAATATTTTCAGGTAAACTACACAGGCAATAACACTGTTATTGATTTAATGTATAAACAAGAGCCTGGTATTACTGCTGAACAGGTCAATCAAACACAGGCTGCAACGCTACAAGCGAAAAACTACAACATTTTCGTGCAGTACAACAACAATACAGCTATAATGCAATGGGGACGAAATGTATCTGGCACTCCTATGGATACTATTATCGGCTTAGATAATTTGGTTATTAGCTTGCAAACTGCTTGGTATAATCAACTTTATTTATCACCAACAAAATTGCCTCAAACAGATGGTGGTGTTCAAGTTTTAACGACTTTGGCTGAACAGGTATTATATGGCTTTGTAGCTGATGGATTTTTAGCCCCTGGTATTTGGAGTCAGGTTGGTTTCGGCTCTTTAAATCAAGGTGATTATCTTAATAAAGGTTTTTACGTCTATGCCAATCCAATAGCAAGTCAATCAGCAGCAGCAAGGTCATTAAGACAGTCACCATTAATTCAAATAGCTGTAAAACTTGCTGGTGCTATCGAAGTAGTAATTTCAGTAATCAACGTAAACCAATAAGGTATAAATTATGGGCGTTTATTCTTTTATAGACAACAATGCCACTTGGAGTGGACCAGGTGGCACAATATCTTTAGGTAACGGCTCTGGAGCTGCTGAAGAAGGTATGACTATTGAATATGATGATGACATTGGTCACATGGATATTGGCGCTGATGGCGTTGTACAACATAGCTTACACGCTAATAAAAGTGGTACAATAACAATAAGGGTTTTAAAAACATCTCCAATAAATCAGAAAATTTCAACAAAAATTGCTTTTCAAAGAGCAAGCGCACAAAACTATGGCCAAGATGTTTTTAGCATTCAAAACTCAGTAACAGGTGACGTTATAACTTGTCAAAGAGTTGCGCCAAAACATTTTTCACCATTGACTTATGCAAAAGATGCTGGCATGAATGAGTGGAAATTAAATGCTGGCTTAATTGAACCAGTTTTAGGCGGTAATGTATTCTAATGTCAAATTTTAAATTAATTCAAAAACTAAGCATGACTGAGCAATTTGCCATTGCAAAGCGTTTAGGTAGTCACACTATATTGCCATTTGTTGATATGATGCTTGCTGGCGAACAAAATAATGTTTCGCTGGTGGCAGCATTAATAATGGCATTAAACAAAATGTCTGATGAAGATGCAAATTTTGTCGTAAACACTTGTATTAGCAAGCTTTATGATGTCAGTACGCAGCCACCAGCAGCAGTTTACAGAAATGGTCAGATAATGTTTGATGATTTAGGATTAACAGAAATCTTAAATTTTACATCTGAAATAATTTTGAGAGATATGAGGGATTTTTTGAATACCGTCCTACCAAGATTGCAGACCCAAGCGATAGTGACGGAATAACACATTTACAAATGTCGTGTGGTGAAGATTTTATATTTCGCCCACTTGTTGAAGGAATGTATAAGCTTGAGTCTATGAAAGAT